TAGGAAGAGCCCTCGCACTAGAAGGGCTACTTCTAAAATTAATGTTGTATGTAGAATATGTGGAGTGCAAGAGACTGTATCGCCCGCTTTAGTAACTGATATGTCAAGATACATGTGCAATAATTGCTGTACGAGGAAATAAATGATTTTACAAGACTTACCTGCGGAAAGGGCTATTCTGGCTGGAATTTTTCGCTACGGCTCTGAAGCGTTCTTTGACATAGCTGACATCATTGACGAGGGTAGCTTTACTCTTGAATCAAATATGTCTATATATTGCTGTATTAAACATATATTAGACAAAGACGACTCAGCAAAGCCAGACATTCCGCTGGTATTATCTGCTGCTAAAGAGATTGGCCTTAGTGACTTTTTCAATAACCAAGAAGTTTCACACTTGTCTTCAATCATTAAGTTTCCAGTCTTGTTGTCTAATGTTAGAGGGTTTGCCGCTAAGATTAGGAAGCTACAGATCGCTCGCATGATGTATGACCAGCTGGAATTGACGAAGGAAAAATATACTGAAGTTAAAGGCGACGAACCGATTTCTCAAATATTAGGCATAGCCGAAGAATCTATATTTGATTTTACTTCTATCCTATCAGACTCAGACGAGGCTCCAAGCAAAATGTTTGAGGATGTTGAAGAATATCTTACAGAGCTAGCAGAAGACCCCGTAGACCAGATAGGTATCGCTACAGGCTTTAGTAGATATGACTTTGCGATAGGGGGCGGATTAAGAAGAGGTACTGTAAATGTGATTGGGGCTCGACCAAAGACGGGTAAGACTTTATTGGCCGACAATATGGGTGTCCACATAGCTCGTCAAGGTATCCCTGTTCTTAACTTAGATACTGAAATGCGTAAGGAAGATCATCAGAATAGGCTAATGGCTATGCTTGCTGGTGTTGAAATAAATGATATTGAGACTGGATCTTTTGCTAAGAGTCATCTTAAACACGAAAAGGTGATGAGTGCCGCTAATGAAATGAAGGACATTCCATACTACTTCAAGTCTATTGGAGGAATGTCTTTTGAGGATCAAGTTTCTATTATGCGAAGATGGCTCGCCAAAGTGGTGGGTATAAATGATAAAGGCAGAGCTAATGATTGCGTTATTATATATGATTATTTAAAGTTAATGGATTCTGCTGAGATCAGAGGAGATATGAAAGAGTTTCAGGTTCTGGGCTTTATGATGACTGCCCTTCACAACTTTGCACTTAGATATGAAGTTCCAATTCTTTCTTTTGTGCAACTGAATAGGGATGGGATCAATAAAGAAACCACCGACACCGCCTCTGGCTCGGACATGATCATTTGGCTTTGTTCTAACTTTAGTATTTACAAGCACAAGTCAGACGAAGAAATCGCAAAGGACGGCCCTGAGAATGGGAATAGGAAACTCGTGCCTGTTATTGCAAGACACGGGGAAGGACTTCAAGACAAAGACTACATAAACATTATGATGAATGGAGCTTATGCTCAGATCACTGAAGGTAAAACAGCATTTGAATTAGAGGATAACATTTACGAAGATGAACCAGAAGAATACTCAGCCTCAGAAGACATCCCATTCGTATAAGTATGGGGACTATGGAAAGTTAAAGCAGTTATCTTCCCTTGCGGCTCAACATATTGATCAGCTGTATGAATATTTCGGAATAAAAACCGGATATAAGAATGAGATACTAATAAAATCTTGCTGCCCTATTCATGGGGGCGACAATCCAACAGCACTTAATATGTATTATAATGGAGATTATAAAGTTCATTATAAGTGTCGCACACACCAGTGCGAAGAGATATTCGGCAATAGCCTCATACACTTTATAAGAGGCTGTCTTTCTAGGTTCAAATATAATTGGGAAAAGGAAGGAGACAAAGAAGCCAACTTCACTGAAGCCGTAGAGTTTCTACTTTCATTCTTAAAACAAGACTTTGATCAGTTAAAAAGCGAAACCGTCAACATAGAGAAAATGAAATTTGGCAGTTTAGTAAACTCCATATCCTCCAAGAAGGCCAGAGGACTTGGTATAACACAAGATCAGTATCGTGGAAAGCTAGAAGTCCCAGCCAAATACTATGTGGACAGGGGCTTTGATCGTTCAATTTTAGAAGAGTATGATGTAGGCTACTGCGATACTCCCGGCAAGCCGATGTATCAAAGGGCTGTCGTGCCTATATACGACAATGATCATAAGTATATAGTCGGTTGCACTGGAAGAAGTATATTTAAAAAATGCAACAAATGCAATAACTATCATAATCCTAATCAAAAGTGCAGACACTTTCCTAAATGGCTACACAGCAAAGGCTTCCAAAAGGAAAAGTGGTTGTATAATTACTGGAAGGCAAAGGATTATATTTTAGATACCGGAGTTGCAATTTTAGTTGAGTCTCCCGGCAATGTATGGAGACTTGCTGAAGCTGGAATTAACAATGCCGTTGCTATATTTGGAACCGCNTTTAACAATGACCAAAAACATTTATTAGATGAGTCTGGCGCTCTATCTATAATTTGCTTGATGGACAATGACGATGCAGGAAAGAAGGCTGCAGAGAAAATAGAAGAGGTCTGCGGTAGACTTTATAGACTATACTTTCCGAATTTTAGCGCAAATGATGTTGCTGATCTAAAATGTAGACAGTGTTACATCTGATATTAAACCTTTTATACAACAAGCAATGGACGTTTATAAGGAGATTTAAATGCCACACAAAGAAAATGCTATTGATTATTTAATCAAGAAGGCGCTCACAGACAAAGCAAAGGCTGAGCTGTCTTTAGAATTATTACTAGAAAAAGCTGTCGGAATTGGCGACCACTCTACTGGAGATTTCTACGAGAACTTAGACGAGGCTCTAGATACTTTAGTAGACGCTATTGACCGACTAGAAGTTATTGAAAAGTATTACGGAGCTAAATAATGACCCAAATAGTTGGATTCGCAGGAAAGAANCAAAGCGGAAAGAATACAGCATGTAATTTTGTTGTCGCTATAAAGCTGGCAGAGCTGGCAATTTGTCGAGCATCTAGAATAACAGACGATGGATTTATTGAAGTTAGCGACATCTTCGGAGAGAATCCAAGCGGTAAAGAATTTTTTAGTTTTGATGAGCCCTATGTTGATGTGCAGGCTCTTTTTGATAATGAGCTGGGAGACTTCGTCAAGGTGTATGCGTTGGCCGATACTCTAAAAGAGATGGCAATTAGTATTCTAGGTTTAAAAGAAGAGCAAGTTTTCGGTAGCGATAAAGATAAGAACAGCAAGACTAATCTTAGATGGGAAGATATGCCCGGAGTTATAAGCCCCGGAGATCTAAAAAAGAAAGGCTTTACCAAAGAACAAGCCGGTGTCTTAGGTCTTATGGTTCATGCAAAAGGCAAGATGACAGCTAGAGAGGTTCTACAATATGTAGGAACAGACATCTTTAGGAAAATGAATCACAATGTATGGCTAGATTCTTTCTTTTCAAAAGTTGAATCCGACAACTCAGAGGTTGCTCTTGTTTCCGATGTTCGTTTTGTAAACGAAGTTCAAGGGATTCAAAATAAAGGTGGCTATGTTATTGGTCTTGGTAGAGACATATATGATGGAAAAGATAATCATTCTAGCGAGTCTCAAGTAGATGAAGCTCTTTCTATGTGCGATACAGTCATAGATAATACCAAGCTAACAATACCAGAACAAAATGAAAAAATTTATTACTCTCTGGAGCATTTAGAAGAAGTGTTACCTTCTTTGGCTCAAGAAAAAGTAGGACAATAACATGGGAATCCCAATAGTCTATTTCAGAAGTAGCTCCTTTAATTGTCATAGGATGTGCCCTATGCAATATTACATGGAGTACACTCTAGGCTGGAGAGGGACATCTGGCAAAAAAGCAGACAAAGGAACAATAGTCCACAAAGTTCTCGAACTAACCGCTTTATGCAAAAAGGCTCTACAAGAGGGTTTTGAGACATTCGACGACCACGAAATTGGTGAAATTGAGACAGCTAATTATGATTCAGAATATCTCGATGAAATTATAGATAAAGTCTACGAATATTACACCTCTAGAACCGCTCATCATGATTGGAAGCCTTTAGATCTGAAGCACTGTCGGAAATGGGTCTGGAAAATATTCGATGACGACAACGGAATGTTTGATCCAAAGAACAGACTTGTTGTAGATGCCGAACCCCATTTTGATTTTGAGATAGATGAGGAATGGGCGAAATACGAGTACGAACTTGCAGATGGAACAAAGCTCAAGGGTAATCTCGCTCTTAAAGGTACCATAGACCTGATAACAGACGTTGGAGATAATGTATATGAGATTATCGACTGGAAAACTGGTAAGAGGTTGGATTGGGCGACGGGAAAACAAAAGACACCAGCAAAACTACAGAAGGACATTCAGCTTAGAATGTATCATCTAGCTGCTAAGAAGCTTTATCCAGATGTGGATACTTTTCTAGTCACTATACATTTTATGAACGACGGAGGAGCGTTTACTATACACTTCCAAGATAGCGACATACCTATCACTCTAGAGATGATTCGAAAAAAATATGAATTAATTAAGGATACAGAATGTCCACAACTTAATAAAAGCTGGAAATGTCGCAAGCTCTGCTCTTCAGGCAAGACCACCTTTGAGGGTACGGATATTGATCCTTTAATAGAACGTCGTTTTGGAGCAGTATCTAAGTATGGAGAGTATATGACTAAGTGTGAGCAAACAAAATATATGATAGAAAAGAATGGAATAGAATGGGTTACTCAAAATCTTATGGCTTCAGATCATGTGATCGGGAAGTATAAAGCTCCGGGTGAAGTATGATATCATTACCCTTTTCTCAAGAGATGATAGAGAGCGCTAAGTTAAAAGCGAAGTCCCTAGGCTCTATCAACAATTCTATATTAAGAGGCGCTGGCAATCTCGCTGGCTATTTGGGTGAAGAGGCTTTAGCTGCACATATAGGCGCTGATATAGTTAGCAACAATAGAGGGCTCGATAAATATAATCACGACCTACTGCTGGAAGATGGGCATCGAGTAGAAGTTAAAACAAAGAGAAGGACAGTCTCCCCTAAGCCTCACTACGATGTCTCTGTGGCTAAGACTAGCAAACATCAGCAGCCAGATATATATGCCTTCATAAGCCTTGAATTTCAAAGAGCAACTAAAGACCACCCTAAAAAATATTACGGCTTGAAAAGAATTTGGCTGTGTGGCTTTATGGGAGCAAGCGACTACTGGGAAATGGCAAAACTGTGGAAAAGCGGACAAATTGACAAAAGAAATAATTTTAAAACGCATGTTGACATGTATAATTTACCTATACGAGAATTACATAAAAATATTTGGGAACTAGTAAGATGAAATATGTGCCACTCCATGTCCATAGCGAATACTCTCTATTAGATGGGCTCTCACAAACAAAACATATAGCAAACCGACTTGAACAAATCGAGGTAGATGCATGCGCACTCACAGACCATGGAACTGTCTCAGGAGCAGTAGATTTTCACAAGACAATCTCTAACGGTTTTAAGCCAATACTTGGTTGTGAGCTTTACCTTTCAAAACAAGAAGCTACTTTGAAAGATCCAAGCAATGCGAAACTAATGCATCAGGTGGTCTTAGCTAAAGATCTTGAAGGCTGGAAGAAGCTACTTTCACTAGTTTCAGAATCGAATAGCCCAGAGCACTTTTATCACAAACCAAGAGTAGGTCTCGATACTTTCCTTGAGAGCGTCTCAGAGTCTAGCAAGCTAGTATCATTTAGTGGTCATCTAGGATCTCATCTTGCAAACACTGTGTTAGATAATCCCAACTGGAAGAATGACGGAATAAGACAAGCTGAGAGAATGCAAGAGGCGTTTGGTAAAGGAAATTTCTATATTGAAATTCAGCTAATTGATTCTTTAATTAATAAAAAAGCAAAAGAGGTAGCTGAGAAATTAAGAGAAATCTCTGAGGTTACGGGGATTCCTTGTGTAGNAACTCCAGACGCACACTATTGCAAGAGGGAAGACGCGCATGATCAAAGGGTACTACTATGCACTTCAGTGAGAAAAAGTATCGGGCAGGTGCAGAATGAGTTAAAGCAGGGTAAGTCAAAGTCTCTTAAGGCATTCTTTGAGTCTGATAATTATCACATCCCAAGCTATGAGGATATGAAAAGATTTCACACTGACAAAGAGCTAGATGCCACCCTGCAAATTGCAAGCATGTGTAGCGAATATAATATTTTAGGCCCTCCCAATCCTCCTGTATTTGACTGCCCTAATGGGATGTCTCCAAATGATTATCTTAGATATTTGTGTCGTGAGGGATGGACAGAGAAGATGGGTCATGTTGATAAGAGCCATGATATGTTTGACACTTATGGCTCAAGAGTCAATAAAGAGATTAAGATTTTCACCGAAACAAACCTATCTAGTTATTTTCTAATTGTTAGAGATATTCTTAAATATGCTGACTCTAGGGGTTATTTGACTGGGCCCGGTCGTGGCAGTGCTGCGGGATGTATGGTCTCCTACCTAATGGATATAACTAAAATTGATCCAATCCCATACGAGCTTATCTTTGAAAGGTTCTACAATGCTGGGCGTAATGCGGGTGGNAGGGTGTCTATGCCCGATATTGATATTGACGTTCCCAAGTGTGGGCGTGAAGATATAATCGACTACATTAAAAAGAAGTATGGTAAAGATAACGTTGCACAAATTATTACTTTCCAAACACTGAAAGGAAGAGCTGCTCTTAAACGAGTCATGGCTGCTCGTGGGAATATTAGCTTTGATGAGCAAAATGCTATTACATCGCACCTACTAGATGAGTCAAAAATTGCTGACGAGCTGCAGGATATGAGAGATGAACTTGGAACTTCGTCAGTTATTAGCTGGGCATTGGAAAACAAATCCGACAAGCTAAAAGACTGGTGTTATGTTGATGACAATGGGAATTTGCAAGGTAAGTTTGCAAGGATATTTGAGCAGGCAATAAGACTAGAAGATACTAAAATCATTCAATCTAAGCATGCAGCAGGAGTTGTGGTTTCTCCACAGCCAATATATGACGTATGCCCTATGGTCTTGGACAGAGAAGAAAAAGACCTTCTAGCTGGCTTTGAAGGCCCTAGCTGCGAAGACGCCGGCCTTCTAAAATTAGACGTTCTTGGAATCAAAATGCTTGATAAAGTTATGGAGATTCCTAAAATACTTATGGGAGTATAATTAGATGGTAAGAATAAAAGGAGCTAAAAATTGAATAATAGATGGATCATAGTATTTGACTGGGAAACAGATGGCCCAAATCCAGAGACATGCAACCCAGTGGAGCTTGCTGCTATACCTGTAAATCCAAGAACCTTAGAAATAAAAAAAGAGCAGGCATTTCGAGCGACGATTAGGCCAGACGGAATAGACAGTGAAGAATATTTCACAAAGGAAAGGCAAGATACTATTGCTTGGCATGCTAAACAAAGAGGTGTTGAAACAGAGGATATAGTTAAAGACTGGAAGACTGGTCAAAGCGAGAAGGTAGTTTGGAAAAACTTTTGTAACTACTGCTCAAAGTATGAAGTTGATAAGAAGCCCGGACAGTGGTATACAGAGCCGATTCCTTCTGGATATAACATCATAGGATTTGACTTGGTTATTGCTAATCGTCTTGCAGAGAAATACAAGACAAAATCACCGTTCTCTAAAGTAACTAAAATAGATATGATGGATATTCTGTTTATGTGGTTCGAAAACTTAGACGAGCCTAGTAGTATGAAACTAGATGCCTTTAGAAAGTTCTTGGGTATGAATGCAGCACAAGCTCACGAGGCATTATCTGATACTATTGACGAAGCTGAATTGCTTGTTAAGTTTATGAAGTTTCATAGAAGACAATCAACCGTGGGTAAGTTCAAAGGGGCTTTTGCTAGATGAGAAGATATGACTGCGGGTGTGAGTTCCATGAAGGAGAAAGTGGTCTAATATTTGACCCAGAGATCGCATCTATACCACTGAACTGCTCTGCTACTTGGGATTTGATCTGCGAGGGAAACACCAAAGGTGTATTTCAGCTTGAGTCTCAGCTAGGTAGATCATTAGCTAAACAGACTAAGCCTAGAAATATGGAAGAGCTGTCCGACCTTATTGCAATTATGAGACCGGGATGTTTAGAAGCTATGGTTAAGGGCAAAAGTCTCACAATGCATTATATTGACCGCAAGCATTTTCGTGAGCCTGTAGAATATCTGCATAGCTCTCTAGAGCCCATCCTTAAAAGCACTCAGGGTATCTTAGTATATCAAGAACAGGCTATTCTAATAGCTACGGAGATAGCTGGATTTGACTTACAAGAAGCAGACATCTTAAGAAAGGCTATTGGTAAGAAGAAAGCGGACGTAATGGCTAAGGTTAAAAAGTCCTTTCTAGAAGGGACTGCTAGTAAAGGTATCATTAGCAAAGAACAAGCAGAGG